TCAACCATTTCTATTGTCATGTTTCCTAAAGTGTGTTTTAATCTTGCGTCTTCTTTTGTGAAACAAAATGAACATCCTTTAGCACATGTTCCGTTAATTGCTAAATTCATTAAAAATCCATTTTCAATGTGAGTGGTGTTGTTTCTATGTTCTCGTCTTCTTTTTGCTGTTTACTCATTGCTACACCGAATTTTTCATGTTTCAATCTGTGACAATCAGGAATCGTTTCACATGCTTTGATTCTCTCTTCTAATAATTGTTGTTCAAGTAGTAAGTTTGCTAACTTAGTATTGTAACTTGTTACATTGGTAATTACTTTTTGAATAAATGTTTCTTTACTAATATTTCTTCCTGTGGATAGAATATCTATAATCGGTGTTTGATAATCATTGTCAGCCGTCCAACCAAATGCTTCTCTCTTTTGTTCTTCCCAAGTGTCCTTTTCCAAAATAGACGCATCGACCATCAACTCTTTGTATCTTTCAGAAAATCTATCAGCAACCAATTTTTTCATAACAGCTTTATTAAATGCCACACCCGCAGCTTTGTCTTCATCTGTTAAGAAATGTTTTACTTTAACTTCATCAGTTTCTCCAGATTCTGCTAATTGTGGAATTTCGTCCATAATGTGAGAATTAGTTCTCACGCTAATATAATCTTTGTAAATGTCGGCAAAGACAAAACCTTTAGCGACTTCTTCTGGAATGATGGTTGCACATAAACGATTTAGCTCAACTCTCATATCATAATATTCGTCGGCTATTCTACCATAGTTGTAGTTTAAATACATACCTATAATCTGAACATAACCTGGAACGTTGCCTTGTAATTTAAAAATAATATGTGTCATTATAATAATTTTTCTGTTTCTATTTTATTGGATTGGTTTAACTTCAATTGATTTTTTAATGATTCTTCAATTGAAAAATTATTTGTTGTGGCTTGTGTCATTAAGTGATTAATATTTTTATCGAGCGATATTGTATATGCTGAAGCTAATGATAATACTTGCTTTTGCTGATCTGGATCCATCATCAAAATTGAATCGAGGTTACCTGTCCCAATTCTTCCGTAAGAAATCATGTCAAGCATCGCTTGTTTAGCCATACGAACAGTCCAATACTCGTGTTCATACTTCTCTTCTAGTTGTGGGTTACCGAACACATCAATTAATTTTGTACCATCTGGAAGTACCGCCTCTTCAGTTTCTAAAAACTCTTTAATTAACTCAATAAAACTTTGTCTTTCTCTATAAGCGTCTCTTAAATTTCTCTTAAATTTTCTTAAATCAATATGTTTATCGGCAACAGTTAGGTCAATCATTTCTCTTCTCTTAGTTTCGGTGATAAATTCTTTACTTTCTTCGTCGATTTGAATTTCTAGTTCTGCTTTTCTAACAGTGTACTCTAAATGTTGGACGGCATCCTCTCTTCCTCTTAGCTCTAATAACCATTGTTTTAATTTTGCGTAGGGGGTTATTTGTGCGCCTCCCACGAAATTGTAAGCTTTGTACTTTGGTAAAGCAAACGACATGTTTTCTGAAATTTGCATTATTTTTTCATCAAATGGGTTATTAATAAAGTTCGACCTGTCATATTTGTAACCTTCCATAAATAAAATTGTTTTGTATTAAATATAAGTAAAAAAAATCAAATTATCAACTATTGTCTCCAGCCACAATGTCCTGATGATGTTCCAGCATTTACACCGGGATTTAATCCTGTTACACTTGAACTACCGCTATCTGTTGAATAATTAAACTTCCAACTACCGTTGTTCTGTGCACCATCATAATTTCCGAGCATGTATTGCCAATCTTGCCCCATAGTAAAGTTTTCTTCCCCACAATTTGGATATGGCTTGGCAACGTTTCCAATATTTGTATCGTTCGCGTTGTTCCATCTTCGTAAATTATAACCACCATTATAATTCCCCTCGTTACCAGCATATCCTTTACCGTATTTGGAACTAATACCCTTTTGTTGCGAGTGCGCGCCCCATTGTGATGAAGAACTAGCAGTTTCATTTGAAAAATTAAATTTAATCCCTTCAGAAGATGTCCACCCATATCCAAAATTTTCATCTGAGAATGCCGAACCACCATCACTACCGTTTATTGTAGTTAATGCAAATCCAGTTACCAAACTTTCATTTGATAAGTTAAACTTTTCCATGGTGGTTGAGCCGCCGGTAAATAAATAAGCCATTTCCGTTTCTTTGTGCATAGTAGCTAAATCACTTCTTTCTATTGCGATATTAAACTTATTTTGATTGGTATATTTAGTATCTGTAATCATATTAATTGCGGATGTATATGTACCATGTACACTACTAGCATATTTTATACCACCATCACTGTTAACTGACCATACGAAGAAAATACTTTTGTTACACGCACCCGATGTGTACGATGCGGGATAATCTAATAACTCACCAATATGTGTTGTCTGATCAATTAGGTTTACTGTTTTATGAACATTTTTCCATGGTGAGGAATCTTTGTATCCACCAGCCAAATAACTATAATTAATAACTTGTCTATATCTAAATACTGTTGGTTGTGTTTCTTGTGCTGCGATTCTTTCCCACCCATCATCAATATTTGATACACCAGTATACAACATTAAATAACTACTTCCGCTAGTGGATGTTTCAAGATATAATGATCCTGAACGTGGGTTACTTGGTCTATTAGCTCTAGCCCCTCTGGGTGGTCTATTGACAACCCTATCTGATCTTAAACTACCACTAACTTCTAAATTCTCGTATATCATTTTATATAATTATTTTATGATCTCCACCCACAATGACCAGAAGATGTACCACCATTAACACCTGGCGCTAATCCACTTACACTTGTGGTTCCAGTATCTGTGGCATAATAAAATTTCCAACTTGTATTATTTTGTGCTCCATCATAATTTCCTAACATATATTGATGATCTTGCCCCATAGTGAAGTTTTCTTCCCCGCAGTTGGGATGTGGTTTTGCGACATTACCAATGTTTGTATCATTCGCGTTGCTCCATCTTCTTAAATTATAACCACCATTGTAACTCCCCTCATTTCCCGCGTAACCTTTGCCAACTTTTGAACTAATACCTTTTTGTTGCGAGTGCGCGCCCCACATACCAGTTGAAGTAAATGTTTCTGAAGCAAAGCTGAACTTAATTCCTGCGGATGATGTCCAACCATATCCGAAGTTTTCGTCAGAAAAGGCCGAACCACCATCACCACCATCGATTGTAGATAAATTAAACCCAGTCATTATTGTTTCATTATTCAGATCAAATTTTTCAACTGTTGCACTACCACCTGTAAACATAAATGAAAATTCGGTTTCTTTATGCATTGTGCCTATATCGGATCTAGCCGTTGTTATGTTAAATTTTGTTTGATGAGCATAGTTTGTGTCATTCGCCATGTTAATTGCCGATGTTCTTACACTATGAACTTCTGAAGGTCCCTTAAATGCATTATCGGTATTAACCGACCAAACGAAAAAAATATATCTACTACAAGCACCAGATGTATATGAAGCCGGGAAATCTAATAATTCTCCAATATGTGATGTTTGGTCAGTTGAATTAATTGTTTTATGTACATTTTTCCAAGGTGATGAGTTTTTATAACCACCAGCCAAATAAGAAACCGCAATTATTTGTCTAAATTTAAAACTAACATTAGAATTAACTTGTGATGAAACTCTCACCCAACCACTATCACCATTATTGAGCCCCGTATAAACCATAAGGAAACTACCACTAGCGGCTTGTTCCAAATATAATGAACCCGTAATAGGACTACTTGGTCTGTTTGCTCTGCTACCGGCAGGTGGTTTTGATATACCCTGTGCTCTAAGTGATCCACTAATTTCTATATTATCGTGACGCATATTTTATAAATATAAATTTTAATTTCTCCAACCACAATGCCCAGAAGATGTACCACCATTAACACCAGGCGCTAATCCAGATGGATTCACCGTACCAGTATCGGTCGCATATAAAAACTTCCAACTTGTATTATTTTGTAAACCATCATAGTTTCCTAACATATATTGGTGGTCTTGACCCATTGTAAAGTTTTCTTCACCACAGTTAGGGTGAGGTTTAGCGACATTACCGATGTTAGTTTCATTAAAAACATTCCATCTTCTTAAATTATATCCACCATTATAATTCCCCTCATTCCCCGCATATCCTTTACCCCACTTAGAACTAATACCTTTTTGTTGGCCACTATTGCCCCATTGTTGATTCGTTGTGAATGTATCTGTAGCAAAAAATAATTTATTACCACTTTCAGAACCATAACCATAGCCGTAGTTCTCGTCAGAAAATCCAGAACATCCCAATGAACTGGTGATTGAGGTTTTTAGCGTTAGGTATGGTTGCATATTTGGATAATATACACTATACATAACCTCATTTGTTAAGTTAAACTTTTCTACTGTTGCCACGCTTCCACCAAATACCCAAGCAAATTCTGTTTCTTGAAATAATGTACCCAAGTCGTCCCTTGCGTTTGCTAAATCCCATTTGGATTGATGTGCATATGCGGTTTCGTTAACCATATGAACACCTGTTGTCCATGTTGAATGAATTTGTGTTGCAGATTTCCATGCATTATCTGTGTTTGTTGACCAAACAAATAATATTGATTTACTACAAGCACCAGATGTATAAGATGCTGGATAGTCCATTAATTCACCTAAGTGAACTGTTTGGTCTGTTGCGTTGGTTGTTCTATGTACATTTTTCCATGGTGATGCGTCTTTATAACCACCAGCCAAATATGAGAAGTTAATAATTTGTCTATAAAGAAAGCCGATTCTATCAGTATTTTGCGAACCGACAGGCTCCCAACCATCGTCTCTATTTAATGCGCCTGTATATGTTGCAACGAAACTACCGCTATCCGAGTCTTCAAGATATAAAGAACCAATTTCTGGGCTAGACGGTCTAGCAGATCTTTTCCCATTAGGTATAATATATTGTCCACTAACGTCTAAAGAACCACTGACAATTACGTTTTCTCTTAACATACTTTATTATACACATTTTATCCTGTAACAACAAGTCTTCCTGTTCTATTTGCAGCAAAAGTTACTGTAACAGTTGTTGATGTTATGGTTATTTCTGAAGGAAAGAACATGTTATTACTACTATCAAATACTTGTGCAGTTAAGTTTGCTGTTCCTAAGTTATGTGTAAACGTAACACTTGAAACGTTGGTGAATGTTGTTGAATTACTTAATGCAACTCTTTTCCAAGATTGCCATGTATTACTATTTTTACCTCTAACATACATGATACCGGTTCTATAATCACCATAAATTTGGTGTTGCCAGTTTGAATTATATGCTTGCCCATAAATCGCACCATCAGTTGAGTTACCGGTTAAGTTAGTGCTTGATCCATCTACGTTTGTAACATAACCGATTACGTTTGAATCTATGCTATTTGCATTTAGTGCGTTGCCAATATTACTGTTAACAAAACCAACACCATCGATTTGATCTGCAGATCCGGCAGTTGATGCATAGCTAACAGACTGAGAACTAATATTGGCGCTGCTTATCATTGTAAGCCAGTTTCCAAAACTACCTTGATAACCTTGTCTAA